AAAAGGAAAAGACACTATCAGTTATTCTAAAGAATAATCTTACAGCTTTCCGAGAGTGTCCCTTAATTTTGTCCCACAATTTGCTCATCTATTTTATAACTCTATTTAATTCAAAGTTTTCTAAGCTTATATTATCTTTATTGCTAATAACCATTCTATCGTCAGGCAAGATAAAGTGATAATGATACTCGAAACTGTTTTCGTTTTTGCCTGTTCGATAACCGAACATATAAACCTTGACGAACTTATCCATATAGAAAGGTCTTAAGTTGCGATACTTGTGTATGATTCTTGCTCCTTCAGGCATTACAACATCAATCCTTTTCCCTGATTCGTCTGATTTATACATCGTAAATAACTTCAACCTCTTTTGGTCTATCTCGCTAAGTTGATGGAAAACTCCTTTGTCGTCAAATTGATGTAGTTCGGTATCGTCTTTATAGACAACTCCCCAAACCCATCGTTCCAAATTGACCTGTTCAACTTCTCCTGTTTTCTTGTTCGTGAAATTAAATTTGTTTTCCATAATAGTTTTTTCTAATAAATTAAAGTCCCAGTTTTTTAAGCTGGGACTCCAATTCAGGCTTTGAGAACCCAGTTAAACACTCTTTAGAAGTATTAAGCATAATTGCTTTATTCAGTTGTTGTGGAAAAAGGTTTACTTACCCTTCTTGGCTTTTTTACTAGCCGCACCACGCTTTAGGGCTTCCTTCGATTGAAGGGAAAACCTCCCTCCGCTTAGCGCGTCAAAATGTTCCACTTGAGTAGGCGTAAAACCAGTTGCTTTACACTTGTGCTTAAGATAAGCCTCGTTACTCTCGAACATTTTTCCGCAAGGACTACATCTAACCTTCATACTAAGCAGTTTCGTCATACTGATAGTTCAGCGTGGAAGTTGAACCAGCAGTATCTCCTGCGTCTGTTCCAATTTGATGAATCAGTAAATCTGATTCGCCTGTGGCTTCAAGATTTCCAGCTAATGCTCCACCGATCCCTAAGTTTGCGTCAGTTGGCTCGGTTGAGGGCATTGTTTGGTCAGCTATTGTGGAAACTGTCTTAATGGGAGTAGCGTAAGTTTCTGCTCCACCATAAGAGGTTTCTCTTGCGTTGGTAAGATGTGCCGCTGAACCACCCAAAGCTCCTGTTCTCCACACTTTCAAGTTGTCAATTCTCGAAGAACCACCTAAGGCAGTTACTTCAAAAGTTTGCCATTTCTCGTAAGTATAATTACCCGGAGTTACTGGATATTCAACAGGGTCTAAGTTAGCGTCATCAACATCGCCCATATTGCTATTAGTGATGTTAGCTTCCTTGACTTCCCCTACCAAATTATATTCGTTTATCTGAACTGTTGCCGCCATAAAACATTCATTGTGTTAATTTCTAAGACTACCGACCAATAATTTTAGTTTTTTGATAGAATTAACTCTCATAAGCTATTGACAAGAGCTATCTAAAGAATTTCATCATTCTATCGAGATAAAACCCTTTTGGAATCCTTACTTTTCTTTTCTTCTTTTCTTCTTGCTTTTCTTTGCTGGCTTTTTGACCTCCCCTACTTTTGGACATCTTGTTCTTGTGTTAGCCATCTTCGTTTAGATTCCTGAAGGAATTTTACGCTCTAAGTAAATGTGTCCAGTTACTCCAAGAGGAAATGCGTCTACTGTGATAGTTGCTACCACTCGAACATATCTCCTGTCAGGCGCTAAATCTGCTTCGGTAAGTCCAAGAGCAGAGATTTCAGCGATAGTGGAAAGTGTCGGAACACTTAACCTTGCTGTCGCACCTCCAGCGTGAACAGTAGCAGTTGTTCCTCTTTGCGCCCTTCGAATTTGACAAACATCGCCAACCCTACTTGTAACAGTTACGATTTCTCCTGATGTTAAAATCATATCGAAATCGTGGAGAGGATAACCCACTCCATCTGTTGCGTGTAAAGTCATTACTTTTTGGCTAATGTCAATTCCGGTAGCGTCAAGAACTTCATCTCCTACTGGGTCTGTCATTGTAGCCATATTGCTATTCTGAATGATTATGTTAGCAAGTCCTCCGGCACCCGGAGTTCCAGCGTTGATAACAAAATGTATTTTTCTGCCTATACCTAATAGGTCAGTAATTGCACCAGTTTCAACACCTATTGCTAAATCTTCAGTAGGAATAAAAGCTACGACAGTTGTGTTATTGAGTAAGTCTTTTGAGTTCATATTTTCTTACTTAGATTACTTCAAGACAACGAAGGCACTTGAGAAAGCGCATTGTCCATCAACTCGTTTGACGAACCGCAAGACAGTTTCATCGTATCTGAATCTGTCGTGAATCGAAGATGTAACAGCTAACCCTCCCTTATCGCCAATAAAGTAAGCAGATAGGTTTCCAAGAATCAAATCTCCTTGTGTTCCAACTGCCGGTAATTTATCAGTTACTAAGATAGGCTTGCCACTTAAAACAGAAGGTATCCCAGCTACCATTGAAGGTTGGAACAATAATGCTCCTTCATTATCGCCAGCAACAAGAACCGTAGACCTCATTCGTCTAAGTTGTCCTACTCCAGCTTTAGTGGTAATCCAAACAGCACCGCTGTCTGCCCACGCTGGAAGATTCTCGTCCATCGCAATAACATCTTCAAAAAGAATTTTAGCCGCAGTTTTTCTTGTTTGAGTAGTCCCACAATTTACAATGCCTTGTGGTTTCTTCATTCCATTACCAATCAAGAATTGAGTATCTTCTTCATAAGCAATAGCTTCTCCGAATAGAGAAACAAGATAATTGGCTAAATTCACGGAAGAATCTGAAAGCAAGTCATCGCTAACTGGAACAAGTCCAATCATTTTGCAGAGGTCTAAAGTAATTCTGCCAAATTTTGGTTGGCTTTCTTCCTTCAAATCTCCTTCTGCTCCTTCCCAATGAATATCAACACCAGCAAACTTATAGTTTGATTGGTCTAATTGGGGAAGCGTCAATGTATTGCTTTTCATAGGAAAGACCCTTGCTCTTGGACGAACAATAGATACTTCGGTAGCGAATCTGATAACTTCGTTCTTAAATTCTTCAGGAACGAGGAATCCACCAGCAGTATCATCGCTTTCTTGAAGTGCTTTGGCTAAAGACCCTGTAACAATACCTCCCTTTGCCAAAACCTTTGTAACGGAAAGGAATTTCTCCATACTGTCAGAAAGTTTCACAAATGGGTGATTCTTTCTTCGGAATGGGTCAACCTCCATTATAGATTCGGTTGGGGTGGCGTCATTCTTACCAAGAACTTTAACTTCGGCTTTTTCTTGAAGCGCACTAATAATTTTATCGACATTTTTGTCAACAACTTTATTAAGTCTTTTCTCTGTGTCAGCTTCTTCTTCTTCTTCTTCTCCTTCTACTTCTTCTTCTTCTTTTTCTTCTTCTTCAATCATTTTGCCTTAATTTTCTTAATAATGTTTCAAACACCTTATCAACCATAATCAGCAATCGTTCCATATCGGATTTCTTGCTTTTCTTTTTGATAAGTGCCTTGCGACCTTTGGTTTCATCTTTAGACGAAGTAACGCTTTCGGGGATTTTAGCCTCCCTTAGTTCGTTAATAACTTTCTCCGCCTCTGACAATCTTTCTTCAAATGATTTGGATTCTTCTTTATCCTCCACAACTTCTTCTTTCTCTTTTTCTTCGTCAGGATCTTCCACTCTTACATCTTTTTCTTCTTCCATCTCTTTGTCCGCTTCTTCTCTTTTTTCCCATACTTGCTCTCCTTCTTTTTTCTCCCATTCTGTTTCAAACTCTATCTCTTGCTCCATAGCTTTCGTAACCAATCCCAAATTCATTTCCTTAGCAGTAACCAACGCTTGCGGTAAAGCTGGAACGCTGACCCAAGAAACTTCTAACAATTCTTGCTTGCTAAAGACTTCTCCGCCCTTTCCGTAAATCTTCTCATTGATTTCAACAGAGCCACCTTCAGAATAAGCTTTCATTTCTACCTCGTTGACCCTTCGATACATTTTCTCCTCAATATCAATCGTTCCTTTTATATCTTCAACTAATGGAAGGAAACCAACGCTAACTGCATTTAAGAATCCTCCGTTAACTAATGTTTTCAACTCTTGAGCAAAAGGAGTTTCAGCAAACTGCCCTTTCATTCTCAACTCCTTCTCGTTATCAATCCAAGTCTTTGTCGCTTTCCCTACTGGCGGAATTGCCATAGAACCAAAACCTCCGGTGCTGTGCGACCACAAAATAACCGGATTCTTTTTATAGTTTTTTAGATACCAACCCTTTGGGTCAATTAAGTCGCCCATTCTATCTCTCTTTCCCATTGAGGCGATAATCTCAAAAGAGCCATCTTTTTCCGCTGTCTTTGTCTTTGCGTCTAAAAACTTTTTTATCATATTTAGTTAATTACTAATTACCACGAATCTTCTATCCTGTCAAATTTCTATTACAGGTAGAATTGCGCAACGAC